CCATTTTCACCATCAGCAGATCCATCGATATCGTGAGTAACTGTAAATGTACCATTTGTATCTCCATCAGCATCTACCGTACCAACGTAAGATAAATGTAATCTTGATTGTTCAGACCATACAACTTGATCAGATGCACTAGCCTCTTCTGCTCCAACTTGTTGTAAAAATCCACTAACAGTTCTGTTTCCAAAAACCGCTGCTTCTTTTTCCATTAAGTCAGGCAGGTATTGTTGTTCCCAGCCGGTAGAACCGTCTGTGAAATCTATGTAGTTTGATGCTAAAGCTTGTTGCTGTGCGCTTGGAACTTTATTCAAACTACTTCCCGCAGTTATTGCCATAATTTTTAAATTTTAATCGTTATTTATTGTTTTTGATTTTAAACTTAAAGTCATTAGAATCTTCACCTAACACTCTAACCCTATAACCACCAATTTTAGTTTCGCCATGGGCTTTTCTTGGATCAGTGTTTATATTTTTACTTTTAGCTACACTATCTTTTATAGCATCAGCTTTTCCTTGTTCGTAAAAATGTCTAGCTATAGTATCGGCGTTCATAGCAGTAAACAAACCTTTATGATAACCTTTAGCGTCTTCAATAGTATTTTTTTCGTTCAAAAACTTTTTGGCGAAATTACTAATATCACTTTGGTTTTCCTTAACTTGTTCCGCGTCTTTAACATTGAATCTAAATTTTTTATCTCCAACATTATATTCAAAACCTTTAAAGTCTTTATTAAAAACTTGATTAGTTTTAAGTTTAAACGTTTCACGTTGTTGTTTAGCTAATTTTTCAGATTGCTCTGACTCCTTGTTATACCTATTAAAAAAATCAACAGCTTTTTGTTGGTCAGGCGTAAGCTTTGAACCAGCTTTGATTTCTTCATAGTATTTAGACTTTTGCCCGTCTAAGTAGGCCCTAGCGCTGGCAACTTGCTCTTTTAACGCTAGTTTTTTTCTTTTAATAGTTTTTTCTTCGTCGTTGTCTTCATCATATTCAAACCTATCATCCATCATAAAACTTATTTCTTCTGTGTTTAAATGTGGTTTTGTTTGTTTATAATATTCATATAAAACATCTTGATCATCTAATTTACTAATGTCTCTATTTAATTTAACGTAGTCTTCTAAATCACCACCAGTTTCTTCCATAAAAGTCATTAACTTTTCTATATTCTCTGGTAAAGGTTTACCTTCTGCTTCTGCTTCTTCTACCGCTTTAACCACCTCTTCTTTAACTTCTTCTATTTCTTTTTTTTCTTCTTCTGTTATTTCTTCAATAACGGGTGTTTCTTCATTTTGAACGGTAGTTTCTTCTTGTGGTACTTCTTCGACCACCTCTTCAACAACTGGGGCTTGTTGATCGCTAACCACGTCTGTTGTTTCTTGCTTTGTATCGGCATCTTCTTCTGGTTTTTTATTTAAATCTACTTTAATGATCTCGTTATCTCCACCAAGTTTTTTCATTTTAGGCTTAGCTTTGATTTTTATTTTTTCAACCTCATTGTCTATTTTAGGTTGCTCTTTTTGTTTAACTTGTTCAGTAACTTTTTCTGTAGTTGAGTCAACTACTTCTTTTTGGTTTTCTTCCATAATATAATATAATAATAGTTAATAATTTTTTTTAATTTCCAACTTGTGGATTAAATTTATCTAATCCCATACCGCCACCTAGTATATCATTACCTGAAGATTCAAAAGCTTTACTAGGTCTACCTCTTTGTTTCACAACTTCTAGTTCACTTTTTTGTTTACCTTCCATTGCTTTTCTGTTATCTAAACGATCTTCTTTCATAGTGTCAGATTGTTTTTTAGCAGCGTCTTGTATTCCCTGCATTTGCATGTTTAAATCAAACTCAAACTGCATTAATTCTTTTTTAGATTTAACTTCTTCTTGTAAATACTGTAGTTTCATTTGAGATCTAGTAGATTCAATTTGTATATCAGATTGTGTTTTAGCTTCATTTTTCTGTATCTCCGCTTGAGCAGCAGCTTGTTGGGCTTTAGCGTTTGCGTCAGCTTGAGCCTCCATGTTTTGTTGTTGTTTTTGTTGATCTCTTTCTGCTTTCTTTTTTCTTTTTATTTTTAAAAGTTGATTAGCTAATTTTAAGTTTTTTACTTCTCTTAAATCTATAGCATCATCTAAGTCTATTAGTTGTTGTGATAAAGCTGTTTGTATGTTGTTCTCTAATAGTTGTTTTTCTTCAGCATCTGGATCTAACTCAATAAATATACCAAAATCATATAAATGTAACTCTGACATTTCTTTTAAAGTCGCTACATTGTGGACACCTATAGCTTGAATAAAAGCATCAGCTGTTGGAGAGTATTCTAATATATCAGATATTCTAAGCGAAAGTGCTTCAGCTACTTCAACAGTTAAAAACATTGAAGAATCTAAAATATGTCTAGTAGCTACATTTGAATTAGCTGCTGCTATTTTTTGTAAACCTATTAAAGATCTAGGATCAGGCATACTACCATCTCTAGCTTCATTCAAACCAGTTACATCTCTTATCATTTGTAAATAATAATTATAAGTAGATATTAAACTTTGTATTTTATTACTACCAGCACTATTTTGTATTTGCTGTATAGGTATTTTACCAGGATTAGGATCTCCTTCTTGTGTGAAAGATCTACCTAAAACAGAACCTGTTTGGAAAAACATATTTAAAGCCTCTTGTGGATTATAATTTGTTCCATTGCCTAAATCTATTTCAGCAAGTCCATCAGCGTCTAAGTACACACCATCTGGTACCATGCGCGACATCACTTGCTGTAATTTTAAATGAGTTAACTGAATCATATCAGCAAACCCAGTTATTCTTTTAACTAAAGATTCAATTTTACCGTCATACATTCTAGGTGCAACTAAAGCGTAATTCATTTTAACTTTGTTAAAATCACTTTTAGTACGCATCATGTTTTCAGCTTTTTCCCACTTTAAAAGTTTGTTAGAACCTAAAAGATAAGCGCCTTCAAATAAACACTCAACAGATCTTTGAAGTTTCATATATCCTCCTTCTTTGTTTTCAGGTGGATTAAATGTATCGTCTTTCTCTATAACTTTTTCAGCTCCAGTGCCAGTTTCTTTAACTTTATAAACATCGTTCATGTATGTTTTATAATTAAAGTATAAAATTTGAACTTTATTTTTATCGTGTATTTCTTTGTAAGAATGTCTACTAGTGTGTCCTTTATACTCCTTTGAATGTATTTCTTCTAACTCTGATTGAGTTAAGTGAGGGAACTGTCTTACAAGTTCGTTTATAGGTATAGTTTTAACTTCACCTATATAATATATATCGTCAAAGTAAGGTGAATCAGTGTAAGAGTAAACCACGTTAGCTGGATCAACATATTCTACAGTAACACCTTCACTAAAGTTAAAATTTGTTTTTACACAACCTATACCTAGAACAGCTAAATCGTAAATAAATCTTTTTCTTATCAAATCATAATTGTTACCCTTTAGCAAAACTTCTATAGCTTGCTCTTCAGCTAATTCTACCGCTTGCTTATAATTCATTTGCATGTGTAAAGTTAACTCTTCTTCTGTTGCAGGTAAATCTTCCTTACGTGTTTCATATAAGTCCATGTTAAACATCACTTCAGCGTTATCTTTAAAAGCTTTGCCTTTCATATCCCTTATAATAGCTTCCATGTATTCTGTTTTCTTGCTAATACCGTATTGATCTTGAGAATAAGCTTTAACGTTAAATAATCTTTCAGACATACCATTAACAACTATATCTACAAATTTAGGTATAATTGGTACAGGTTTCCAATCTAAATTTAAATAGGACAAATCACCATTTATAGATAATTCATCCTTGTATTTTTGTATTGGTTGTTCACCTCTAGCGTACAACCTTAATCTATGAAATCTGTTTTGTGTATCAAGGTATTTATTAGTATTATGTCCATTAAACCATTCTTGCTCTATAGCTTTAGCAACCTTAAGTCCATACTCTGAACTTATTTTTTCTAAGTCGCTAACAACTTGAGATGGAAAATTAACATATATTGACTCAGCCATATTTTATTTTTTAATTATTTTAGAAACAGTACCTGAGTTACTGTATCTTGCTATGTTTAAGTTTAATTCTTGTTTTTTTATATTAGGATTAGGTTTGTATAAATGTCTATTACAAGCCATTACAGCTAAACCAGAACTTATTGTTGCATCAAATTTAGTTCTTTTATTTATATCAAATCTAGACCACTCATTTAATGTTTTATTAAAGTACATGCTTCCGTACTCTCCTTCTTTCACAATACCCACGTGGTTTTGTATATACATCTCGATAGCCGCCGCGTGAGCTTGTTTAATATCTTCACTTGAGTTTGGTATACCACCTATTTCTTTTTCAGTTACAGATAACTTATTCCAAACTTTATCTGGTCTATTCATTGAGTAACCTCTATAACCTCTACGTCTTAAATAATAAAGTAGTCTTGGTTTATTATTTTCAGCTAACATTGGCATACCGTAAAACACTAAAGCCATTAACACGTCTTCAAAAAATATATCAGCTGTTTGTGGTCTAGCTATATATTCTAAAAAGAAAGAGTTAGCCGGAGCATCTTCCATGCTAAACTTAGTTAACCCATGTAAAGCCCCTTTAGAGCCTTGTCCTCCAACTGTCCCTGATATATCGTAGCTATCACACCCAAAAGCACCCATGTGTTCGTTACCAGGATATTTTATACCGTTTTTAATTATTATTCTATTTTGAAGATTTGTAGATGGCACCCATGTTACATTGAATCTTCCTTTAGGGTCTGGGTAAAATATAACTTGTGTGTCTTTAACACCATTAACCCATTGAAAGTTACCTGTTGAAATACCTAGTGTTCTTCCTAGTTCTTCATTATAGTCTATTTGCTCGTATATTTTAACTAAGTTAAATATACTATTTTTTGTTTCATCTCTAAACGCGTGTTCTTCAGTTCTTGGAAATTGTCTATAAAATTCATTTAAAGCATCTTGATCTGATTTCAAACCATCTGCTTCGTTTTGCCAATGATCTATAACCCCAACATCTATTAATTCCCCGTCGGGTCCGACAACATCATAATCTGGGTCAGTAAAAACAGGAAGTCCGAATCTGTCAATAAATCCTTCATAGTTCCATTCCATTGGTATAAACAAAGAGTATAAACCGCTCTTTGTCTGTCCATTTCTATTTCTTTTAGTGACATCTGAATCATAATATAATTTTTTAAAATTGTCTCCACCTTTATCAAGCGCGTTACTAGTTGAACCCATCATACATTTACCAATAATCCTACTACCTAATCTCAAACATGTTTTTGTAACTCGCCAGTTGTTTAATATATTATCTGGCCTTTCCCATTTACCACTTTCATCATGTACTAACAAAGAAAGTTTTTCACCGTCATAACTGTTATCACCTGTATTTTTCCAATCAATAGTAGTATCTAAACCTTCTAGTTCTTCAAGCTTTTCACCACTTGTTATCTTTTTTCGTGTAAACTTACTAGCTGGCACTCTATAAGCTAATTCTGTTTTAGGTCTATCCATACCGTCCTGTATTGGTTTAAAGAAAAATGGATAATTTATGCTAATCGGTACAACTTTGTCTGTAAACATTTTTTTAGCATCAGCACCAGTTTTAGAAAGTATCCCGTATCTGCTATCACTTGATATAGTAGCTAAATTAACAGTTTCCGCGGAAGACATAAAAGAAAAACCAGAACGTCTATTTTTTAAATAACACATTCCGTAACATCTTTTATCAGCTTTACAAGCTTCCCAAAAAATATAAAACAATCTGTTAGCTTCTCTAAAATCAGGTGCACCTACATCAATTTTACTCCACTGTAAGTACATATAATGTGTACCTGTTATATAAGTTGGTTTGTTGTTGTTGGTAAACCAAAATCCGTTATCTCTTCTTTCAAACTCTTGATCTATATAATCATACCACTGGTCTTTAGCTTCATCTGGATAATGTCTCCAATCAAATATATTTTTTAATTTACTTAATTCTTTTGGTTGATCTATTTTAATCCATCTGTTTTTAGAATGCTTAAATACGTTTTTTGGTTTTTTAGGTAAAGCTATTTTTAAACCTTGTATATTATATATTTCACCTATTTGGCCTGTCTTGGAAATAATAACTAAATCATGTTCTTTATTATAACCGTATTTCCATTTTTTACCTTTGTTAAGTCTACTTATAGTAGTCTTTTTTACAGGTTCTATTATTTGGTATAAACTTTGTTCGTGCATTACTTAGATCTTCCTTCTGCGAATCCTTTAAATACTCTTTCTTTTTTTTCTTCAGGTTCTTTATCTTCCAGTATGTTTTCTTCTTCTTGGATTCTGTTTAATATTTCAAAAGCATCAAATATAGCTAGTTTTTTAGTAGCTGCTGCGTTTTTCAATCTATCAGCTGATATATCGTCGTCTGAATCAACAATAGCTTCTTTAGCTACTTTAATTAACTCTTCAACTGCTTTATGTCCAGCTTGGATTATACGTTTCTTCGTTTCCTTGATATTCATATTTTATTGTAATTAAATTTGATAAAACTCTATATAACCTTTCACCATCAACAATAAACTCACACTCTGTTTTTGGTTTATATCCTACTAAATCTCCTACCTCAACAATACCATCTGAATAAACCACAACACCTTGAGAAGGTCTTTCAGCGTGAATATTAAACTTATCTATTGCTTTCAAAGGTTTTACAAAACAATAGCCTTTTGGTGAAATCCAATCTTTTTTTCTTTTATATAAAAAAATTTGATCGTGAGTAATAAAGTATGTAGATTCATTAAAATAACTTCTACTATTTTTTTCAATACCCTTTACGTTGTGCCACCTTCTAAAAACATTAAAATGTGTTACAACCGTGTCACCTGGTTTTATACCTAAGTTGTCACCAATAATAGGTACCGCTACAACTTTAGCTAATCTGTTAACATAATGATGGTTATATATTTCTGTGTTTAATATTAATTCAGAGTCTCCTATTTTCTTTTTATTGTTGTATCTTTCTCCTATAGGTGCTACAACAAAGTTGTAAACACTTCTCATTAATATTCTAAATTATACTCTACAGAAACAGCCATGTTTTTATTAAAGTCTTTCCAAGGTAATACGTCTAGCCCTTTTTTAATATAAACAGAAAATTTATCTTGCTCTTCTATTATATCACAAATAGTATGTCCACCGTATACTTCTTGACCAACAGAATAATGCATGGCGTCGTTTTTATAGTCTTTGCCTACACTAATCTTTCTTATCAGTTTGCTCATCTTTATAATTTATTGTTCCATCTTGGATATTAATATCATAAGTGCCATATTCTTCTTCAAAATCTTTTTGCATTTTTATAATAGCCTCATTAGCTACATCTAAACCATGTAGCATGCTATGTTTTTGTGCTTCTAATGTACCAAGATCAAATTTTATTTTATTAGTATTACTAACTAAGTTTTGTAACTGAGTTAGTTGTTTGTCGGATATTTTATCCGCTTTCGGTTTTAAATCAACCGTTTTACTTTTTTTCGCCATGTTATTTAATTTAATTTAAGTTAATAATTTTAATCTTCTTCTTCTTCTAACTGCCAACCGTTATCTATGTTCCAAAAAATTTCTATCATTTCTTGGTTTGTGTAAAGTGTTACACCTTCTAAAAAATCAGGTGTGTCGCCTTCAAATTTTACCATAAATTTAGAACCATCTAAAGTTTTTCTAACGTCAGCAGCTCTTGCTTGTTTTACTTTAGAAAAATCTACTGTGTTTAT